CAGTAATTTTAACAAGATCTAAAAATCCTAGTCCATGCGTGTGTTTAACGATGTCTTTCAAGATATCTATCATAATATTTTAATTGTATAATATATTTAGAAATTAATCAACAGTAATTTCATCAATTTTATATACTGCAGGATTTTGTTTACCAGGTTTTTTAAATATAGTATAATTGGATCCAGGTTTAAATTGTAACATTTCTATAATTTCATAACCTTCTTCTTTAATAATTTTTTTCATTGCAGTTTTGGTATTGTAATTCCAGTAGCCTCTTTTTGCTTCATGTAAATCATAATCAAAATGACAATCAGCATACTGTATAAAACAATAACCACCTGGTATTAATACTCTTTTAATGTCATGTAGGTATTGTTGTATATGTTCTTGTGTAAAAAATACAAAGGTATCCCAACTAAACACAAAGTTGCATGAACCTTGTGGAATATTTGAACATTCTGTTTTGCGTGTTACATAAAATTTAAGATATTTGTTATGTGCAGGTTTAAACCTTCTTCTGATTTTACGTTCTAATTCTGGTATTACTTCTAAAAAATAATTTAATCGCCATGATCTAAACTCTTTTGAAAACATTCCAGTTCCTGGTCCTATTTCTAAACTATTGTAAATATTGGTTTTAGCAAATTGAAATATTTTTGTTTGTATTGTTTTATATAACATTTCGTCAACAATAGGCCTATATCTTTTCTGTTCCAGATCGAGGTTAAACCATTCTACAGTTTTATCTAATCTGTTTATTTCTTCTTTATTATTAGCATCTACGGCTATTTCTAAATCTTTTAGGATTTTTAAATTAGAGTCAATTAATTTTTGTAAATCTTCTTTTTTTACTTTCTCGAGTTTTTCAATTAATAGTTTTATTTCTTCTATACTCAGCATAATACTATTTAGAATTCAAACAGTTTGTTGAATGTATTACTGGTTTCAGTACTTTGCACGTCCCAATTTAATACACCTATTAAGTTATCTATTTTTTGGTCTAATATTGTTTGTTCCATAGCTTCAGAATCAAATGGTAGTTCTTTAAACCATTCTGGAATACGTAATTCGTCTGTAGGATATGCAATACTTGTATAGTTCAATGGATTGTTTTTAAGTTTACATACAATTACCTTTGCACCATCTGTTATTGGCAACGAATATTTGTCACCATACATTTGTTTACAGTTGTTCCAATTCATACTTGCTCTTACGTGTCCTGGCATATTTGCTTTGCCTTTTTTCTTTTCTTCATCAGTATATTTTGTAACATTATTTGCTCTTTTTGGAGATCCTTTTTCCCAACCAGGTCTTGCTTTAAATTCTGATCTAAATTCGCCAATTCTGTCTAATACTTGTTTTTCTGTTTTACCTATTAGTACCATATATAATATATCACTTAAAAAGTTTTGTACAAACACTGGAGTATCAGATCTTTTTAAATCCAATCCCATGGCTTTCATTTTGCCTTCTTTACCTGCGTTATCTGTACGTTCGCCTTCAATATCATAATACAACAATGCATATCTTTTTTTAGTAATAAACAAACCTTTACTTGCTACAAGTTCTCGACCTGCTTTAATAATAGAACCACGTGTATGTGGACAATGAAATGCTTTAGTCATGAATCCTGTGAAAGATGTATTCATTTCCTCTGCAATTTTATCATATAATATAATTACTGATTCTTTACTCCAAGTAATTTTACCTTCGTTAATATCATTTTGTAAAATTTTATGTGCTGTAAAATAAACTGAATCTGTATCTCCATAAATTATAGATTCCCCAGTATGATTATATTTGCCTGCAACAATATCATTTACCTTTGCCGCCATGTGTTTTGTAATACATCTACCTGTTAGTGTTACTGATTGTCCTATACGTATATCAAAAAATCTACAACCAGGATTTAAAAGTGCTCCATATAAACTATTCAAATTAATTTTTTTAACTAATTGTCTTTTATCCCAGTATGTTCTTTCGATTTCATTACTCCCAGATTCTTGCATTTTACGTTGCATTTCTTTTCGTTCAGCATACCAACGTTTTAATAGTCCTGGAATAATTGCTTCAAATTCGTATGTGAATAAAGTACCATTAGCACTTAACATCCATTTATTACTGCTTTCAAATACTAAATCATACAGTTGTGCCGCTGACATTCTAATACTGGTACCATCAGCCCAGTCTATAACTATTTCAGTACCTTTGTCTTGTTTCATTACTGCTTGATATTCCCAACTACCAAATTGATTATCCCAAGCCGCCGCAAATGATTTTTTTTGTAATTTTGCTCTGTTTATCTCTGCTGATGTTATTATTGGTCTAATTTGTCCTATAATAGTTTCTGGCCCCATATTTAATGCTCTAATAACAGATGGATATAGTGAGTTAATATCAATAGATCCTATCCAGTCGTGTATACCTTTTTTTGGAGTTGCCACATAAGCACCAGCCGCCGTAATTGGTTCAGCATCTTTAGCTCTGTATTTTCTGCCTGGTACAATCATACCACGTCTATGTGATTCGTTTACTATTGCTTGTTCTGTAACTGCAACCGCACCCATTGTAGTTTGTAGTAACACAGTATTTTGGTGTGCTATTTCATTTGCTAAATCGATAAATTTTAATTTCTTTTCTAGTTTTGCGAGAAGATTACAGTCTTGTCTGTTGTATTCAATAAACAATCCAAAGTCGTGTTTGTATAATGCATCAAGTGATCCTTCGTATATGGTTTTCTTTTCACCTAATTCATGCTCACCAATTGCATCTAATCTAAAACTATGACGTTCCTCGTATGTATACTTTCTATATAATTCTAATAAGTCTAAATGCACTCTGCCAATTAAATCATAACTTAAATGTTCTCTACCATATTTTTCAAATACTCTCTTTTTAGGTTTTTGTCCCCAAAAACATAAACGTCTTGTATCATCACTGCTTAAAACTTTTTGTATTCGTCCTACTGTGTATGGAATATCATATCCTTCTGAATTCCAACCTGATAAAATATCTGCATCTTCAACTAATTGTAAAAATGCATCAAGCATTTCTTTTTCCGTTTCAAATAACATTGTATTAGGAAATCTCTCTGTGAGTACTTTTGCTTCTTGCATTGTAAGTGTTTTTGGTGGAACTGCAAATGTAATAAGTTGATCCGTCCATTCCATATAACAACTTACGGCAGTAATGGGCATGAACGGATCATCAGTAGTGGCATAACCCTTTTCAGGGTCAAAGCTCACTTCAATATCAAAAAACAGTACATTCAGTTTTGGAGTGTTTTTACCTAAATAATTTTCCTCCAAACATCTGAACACTGGGTTGATATCTTGTTCATAAAGAGTTTTATTAGATCTTATCCTTTGCTCTTTAATGAATTCTTTTGATGTTCTACATTGTACTTTTTGTAATGTTTTTCCAGTCATGGATCTGTGTTTACCTCTTGCGTCAGGATAATAAAATACATAACGAGCATCGTATTCAACAAATACACGACCCTTCTTAGGATCTCTTTCTACGACATAAATTTTATCTTCGTCTTTTTTATATAGAGCGTCTATGTAACTCATGGTAAAAATACTATATAATTTCCTATAATGTTCATTATTGTAAACCATCCGGATAGTACTACTATCCAAATGTTTCTTCTTCTGTAACTAGCATAACACAAAGTACTAGATCCAAGCAAGTACAATGGAAATACATAATGCATTGTAGGTTGTGGTGAGGTAAATGTTAAAATACAGGAACCTATAATAGTTAATATTACAGAGAATAGTTCATTCCAAAAAGCGACTTGGTCTGTTTTATAACTGTTTACCCAAAATTCTTTGAGTAAACGATACACTAGATTTTACCGGCCGCTGTTAATATGGAGTCTAGTGTATCCATATCATCAGACAAGTTCTGATAATTTCCTTTGTGTGCAATTGAAATCGCTTTGTTAATTAATGCAGGTTTTAATTCTAATTCCTCTGCTATTGATTTTACTGTGTCTCTTAAACCTGATCTTAAATCGTCTACTTCTCCTAGGACTTGTGATCCTTGTGAAATGATTTGGATTAGTTTTTGTTTTTCGCTGTCGTTAAAGTTTTTAACTGCCATATATTTCTCCTGTTGTTATAACAGTATATAACAGTTTTAGATTATATGCAAATGGTTTTTAGGTTAACCCTGCTAATTTCATAATACGTTGTAATTCTTGATCAAGATCTTCAACTACATCGTTATTTTTCATTATTTGATTTGGGCCATCAGCAAATGCTTCAACTTTTGCAAGTCCTCTGCTACCTGGACTGTTAGGTGATTTTACCTGTTCTCCCGCACTTATGGCTCCTCTTTGACGCATTTTGGTAACGTCATCTATATATCGTTTGTAGTTGTAAGGAATACCCGTCATACTAGGTATTTATTTTTTTGATTCTGTCTTAGGTGCTGGGTCTAAATCGTTGGTAAATTTGTCTTTTGCTGGAATGTCAATTGCTGGTTCAACAGCATCTAGTTCAACTTCTTCACCTTCAGTTCCTACTGCTGGTGTTTCTACTGATGGTGTTCTGGGATCTGGTAAAACTTCTTTATCTAAGTCTACTAATCTTTCTTCTGGTTCTTTTT